TATGAGAACATTTTCAAGCTCGAATCCACCATGAAAAGTGGCTCTCAGGGGGCCAAGATCAGTGGTGGATTCAAGAAACAGATGCGCCTAGGTCTCCGCATGACCGAATCAGTGAAACGTATCGGGTGCCTGAACCTCAAGACCTTTATCGAATCGGACAAGCTCCTGGTGACCGACTTTGACACGATTTCGGAGTTGTCCACGTTCACCCAGCAACTGCAGACCTACAAGGCCGAAGAGGGGTACCACGACGACCTGGTGATGTGCCTGGTCATGTTTGCCTGGCTGATGACCCAAAAGTATATCCGTGAATCACAGGGCCTCGGTGTGGACATACGGAAAGCCCTTGAGGACGAACAGAATGCCCGCGTAGACGACGACCTGGTGCCCTTTGGCATCATTGATACGGGGCTGGAAGAGGATGCCTTTGTCGAGGGCAACGACCTCTGGGTCAGGGCGAACAAAATGTACCCAGGCGACACTGGGGTCAAGTCCAATGACTATATCCGTCGCGGCGAAAGATAGGTTCCTCGAATCATAAATAGTCTGAAGGAAACCCTTACCATACGACCACTAAATCTGTTGTTCCTATAAAGCAAGGAGATCACCATGGCATTTCAGTTAAGCGCAGGTGTCAATGTATCTGAAGTGGATTTGACGACAATCGTTCCCTCAGTCTCCACAACCATAGGAGCATTTGTTGGGCAATTCGTCTGGGGCCCGGTTGAAACCCGTGTCGCAATCGACCAAGAAGTCAAGCTCGCCACCAAGTTCGGCAAGCCTGATGCCAATACCTTTGTGCCATTTTTCACCGGTGCGAATTTCTTAGCCTATGGCAACAACCTTCTCCTCACTCGTGCAGCCAACACAACCTCAAAGAACGCCGTGGCCAACACAGTACCAGCGGCCGCACTCGCCATCGCCAATGAAGTGGTCTACGAGAACAGCTACTTCGATGGATCAGGAAACTTCGGTTCCTTTGCGGCTCGCTATCCAGGGGCCCTCGGTAACAACCTGAAAGTTTCGGTCTGCGGTTCCGCCAACGTCTTCTCAAGCAACGTGTCTGTTCAAACTGGACAATACGCGCAGACAGCCGCAGCGGGCGCGACCACGATTCCTACAACGGGCAACACCGCCGCCTATGTGCGACCGGGTGACCTTGTCAAGCTCGCCACGAACCCTTACATCACCGTGTCCTCAGCGAACGCAACCTACATCACGCTCGCTAGTGCGTTGACCGTAGCGATTACCTCCAACGTAGCGATCCTCCGCAAGTGGGAGTATGCTGACGAATTCGACGGTGCCCCAGGCACCTCTGACTACACGGCATCACGACTCGGATTCAATGACGAACTGCACATCATTGTCGTCGACGAGGATGGTGGTATCACAGGCTCAACCGACGTCATTCTCGAAAAGTATCCATTCGTGTCCAAGGCATCCGATGCCAAGCAGGGCGATGGCTCTTCAATTTACTACCCAGTCGTGATCTTCAATAAGTCCGTCTGGATTTACTGGGGTGACCACGACACGTTGGGCACCAACTGGGGCAACGCCGCTCTTGGAACCACGTTTACTGACGTGACGGTCGCTGAACGACTCTCGTTGGTGGGTGGAACCGACCAGACCGTGTCAATTGGTGACCTTGAACGTGGATGGGACCTGTATGCTGATGCGGATACCGTTGACGTGTCCCTGCTCATCACGGGCAACACCGATGCGACCCTCGCCAACTACATCATCGACAACGTGGCCAGCGTTCGCAGAGATTGCGTCGTCTTCTTGTCGCCCCCTCGTGCGACGGTCGTTGACAACGTAGACTCCGAGGCTGACGACATTGTGACCTATCGTAACACGCTGACCTCAACCTCCTATGGGGTGCTGGACAGTGGTTGGAAGTATCAATACGACAAGTATAACGACACCTACCGCTACCTCCCATTGAACGGCGACATCGCAGGACTCTGCGTTCGCACTGACACGACTCGTGACCCTTGGTTCTCACCAGGTGGATTCGACCGTGGTCAAATCAAGAATGTGGTGAAGCTTGCTTGGAACCCACGCAAGATTTTCCGCGACACACTCTACAAGAACGGCATCAACCCAGTCGTGACCTTCCCTGGAGACGGTACCGTGCTCTATGGGGATAAGACGCTGTTGAGCAAGCCAAGCGCCTTTGATCGTATCAACGTCCGCCGCCTGTTCATCGTGCTGGAGAAGGCCATTGCCCGCGCAGCGAAGTTCTCGTTGTTTGAATTCAACGACGAATTTACACGCGCAGCCTTCCTTGCATTAGTGGAACCGTTCCTCCGTGATGTGCAGGGTCGTCGAGGTATCTTCGATTACCGTGTGGTCGCCGATACGACCAACAACACCCCTGAGGTGATTGACCGCAACGAATTCGTGGGTGACATTTACGTGAAGCCAGCACGAAGCATCAATTTTATACAACTCAACTTCGTGGCTGTTCGCACGGGTGTTTCGTTTGACGAAATCGTCGGAAAGTTCTAAATAATCGGGATGAATAGCGAGCATAAATAATTCCGTAAAGGAGAATCACATGGCGTTCAATGTCTACGAGTTCCGATCACAGATGCAGGGCGATGGCGCACGTCCAAACCTCTTCGAGGTACAATTGACGTTCCCAACAGCCGTCAACCCAGGGGCCGCAAACAAGAAGCTCACCTTCATGTGCAAGACCGCTTCGCTTCCAGGATCGACCATCGGACACGTTCCGGTGTTCTACTTTGGTCGTGAAACCAAGCTCGCAGGAAACCGCACGTTCCCAGAGTGGACCTTGTCCATCCTGAACGACGAAGATTTCGCGGTACGCAACGCATTCGAAAAGTGGATGAATGGTATCAACCGTCATGTCAGCAACGTGCGCGACCTCTGGGCAGGAAACTCTCTGGGGTACTCGACGCAAGGATTGGTCAAGCAATACGGCAAGACCGGCGACATTCTCAAGCAATACACCTTCGAAGGTATCTTCCCTGTTGACGTGTCACAAATCGACTTGGACTGGGGCAGCAACGACACAATTGAGGAGTATTCTGTAACTCTTGCCTACCAGTATTTTACATCGGTTGCAAAGGACAACACCGTTATCGTCTAAACGGACGCGGGGGTTCCTTCGGGGCCCCCGTTTTTTCAATACTATGAGTGGAGGTTACTTTGGCTTTTCGTCTGTTTGGATTCTCACTAGGCAAAACCCCAGAAATCACCCATATCGAAGACCCCGCCAAGCAAAACTTGGTGATACCACAGTCACAGATCGACGATGGTGCGGTTACGATCACACAGGGAGGCTACACAGGTACCTATGTGGACCTGGAAGGCTCCGTTCGCAACGAACTGGAACTGATCACGCGCTACCGCGAAATGTCCCTACACCCGGAGTGCTCCGAGGCCATCGAAGAAATCATCACCGAGGCTGTCACCGCGGACGAGGATGGTGAGGTCGTCGGACTGAACCTCGATAAACTCAATGTCCCTGCGAGTATCAAAAAGAAAATCACGGAATCGTTCGACAAGATCAAGTCCATGCTCTCATTCCAGGACCTTGGTGAGGACCTGTTCAAGCGTTGGTACGTCGATGGCCGTCTGTATTTCCAGGTCGTCGTGGATGCCACAAAACCCAAAGAGGGTATCCAGGAACTTCGCTATATCGACCCCCGCAAGATTCGCAAGGTCCGTGAAATCCTCAAAGACCGTGACCCACGCAGCGGTATCGAAATCATCAAGGCGACCAGCGAATACTACGTCTACAACGAGAACGGACTCACCGCTCAAGCCTATACGGCTTCTGTCAATCAGGGTACTCGTATCGCACCTGATTCTATCGTGTTCGTGCCATCTGGACTCTTGGATGCCAAGTCTGTGATGGTCATTGGATACCTCCACAAGGCCATCAAGTCCCTGAACCAACTCCGCATGATCGAAGATGCCGTGGTGATCTATCGGTTGTCACGCGCACCTGAACGCCGCATATTCTACATTGACGTCGGCAACCTCCCGAAAGCCAAAGCTGAACAGTACCTCAAGCAAATCATGACCCAGTACCGCAACAAGCTGGTCTATGATGCTTCGACTGGTGAACTCCGCGATGAACGCAAGCACCTGTCCATGCTGGAAGATTTCTGGCTCCCTCGCCGTGAAGGCTCCAAGGGTACAGAAATCACGACACTCCCTGGTGGTGAGAACCTGGGCAAGATGGAGGACGTCGAGTACTTCCAAAAGAAACTCTACAAGTCACTCAACGTGCCCATCGGGCGCTTGGATTCCCAGAGTGGTGGTACCGGCGGTCTCCAAGGTCTTGGTCGTGTCGCTGAACTGACCCGCGATGAAGTCAAGTTCCACAAGTTTGTCCTCAGACTCCGCAACAAGTTCTCTCGGGTCTTCGATGAAGCCCTGGCGCGTGACCTTGTGCTCACTGGGGTCTGCTCACAAGAGGAATGGTCGGAGTTTCGAGAACATGTCACCTACGAATACAAAAACGATAACAACTTTACCGAACTGCGCGACTCTGAACTCCTACGAGAACGTATCGCAACCCTGATGCAGGTGCAACCATTCATTGGAACCTACTACTCAAATACCTGGGTCAAGCGCCATGTGCTCATGTTTGACGACAAGGAAATCGAAGAAATGTTAGATGAAATTGACGAGGAAACCAAGCGCGGGGAGTTGCCCTTGACGTTACCTGGACAAGAGGGACAACCCGGACAGCCAGGACAACCTGGTGGTGGAGGTGCCCCAGGTGGTGCTCCCGCTGGTGCCCCGGCTCCGGCGCCCACTGACAACACCGTGGATACCTCAGAAGAACCTACGGAATCACTGACCCCAGGCTTGGATAAAGCGGTAGACCGGGCGTTTAGGAAACATAAATAGCTTTACTATACAGGAGAAACACCATGCTGAATGAAGATTTGTCACCCATTGCTGACACGATCACCCTAGTCGCCAACGGTCAGGCCGGAGAGGCCACACCGATTGTTCACGACCTCCTGGGCGCCCGTGTGCTCGACGCACTTCAGAGCCACAAGCAAGAAATCGCACAGACTTTGTTTGCTCCCAGTGCTGATACTTTGACCGAAGAAATCGTTCAGGAAGAACATGAGTCCGTTGAGGACTTTGTGAAACGCGGCGGCAAGATCAAGCACGTAGCCGCAGCAAATGCCAAGGGTTCGCAGCCAGCACAGACGATCAAGAAAGCCAAGAGCTATTTTCACAGCAGAATGAACAAGGGATAATGAAAGAATTTACCGAGTTCCGCACAGAATTGAATGAAGGTATCGAGGACCTCGTCGAACATGTGACGATGCCACCGAACATTCTGATTCTCCGCAGGAAAACGGTTCGTCAGTTTCCCGATGGCGTCATGGTCGCGTTGTATTACAATGACAAACTGGGACTTCAGTTCAGCATACCCTATGGGCCTACTCAGAACCCAGTGGTGACACCAGTAGGATTAGAGGAAAAGACTGCTCCTATGGGCATTCCCGATTATAAGGCACCTATGGGAATCGATAAGAACAAGGCGCCGATGGGCATTCCTACACGCACCAAATGGCACTATGGCAAACAGCCACAGGTTTTGGACCTACAGAATTTAGACGAAATCTCAATACCAGCGGCGAATCGTGCCTATAACGAACGACAACGACGTGGAGAGGAAGCTCTTAAAAAATCTGATTATAAAACTGCGACAGGACACTTTACAAAAGCAGTGAAAACAGTGCACCTGAGAGCAAAGAAACACGCTACGGTAGACGCTGGTGGGGTGGTGAAAGAAGACGATGAATATTTGTCTCACTCAACTTCTCGTGGTGGCAGAGCCGCGCAAAAATCTTCTTGGATGGCCAACTTTGAAAAACATGTGGTCAAGACCAATCCAGCCCACTCTGGGAAAATCGATTGGAATGATGCCCATCATCACCACAAGCAAGGGACATCACCAGAATCCGCAGCTAAGAAATATACTGATTCAAACCCTACACCACACGAATCACATTTCCACAGAGAATCAGAGGAATTGAACGAAGGCGCTGCGGACGACAAGCGACAGGAACAGCAAAAGACTCTATGGGCGAAAAGACAAAAGCGTTGGGGCGATTGGAAGTCCAAACAAGCCAAAATTCAAGCGGATATGAAAACCGCAGGGTCCAAACGAGACTATGACGATCACTACATGGAAGAGGCCGCCGAGCATGGTGTGATTCAGCGACTCCGTAATATCAAAGATTTTCATGCGATCAAGCACATCACACATGCCGATGGTACTACGACTCGTGTAGACCCAACGACCGCCCACGCGCTCTTGACGGTCCATGATGCGCTGCATCCAGACAATCAGAAAAAGTTTGCCGATCACCTGGGGCACTCAGGGATAAAATTCAATCGTATGGTGGACTTCGCTTGGAAGAGTGTGAAATGAGCACCATAGAGGTAGTCGGTGAATTGCTGACTGAGATTGCCAGCAGGAACCGTATGAAGCAGGGGCGCACGGTCCTGATTCGCCGAAGAATCCGTAAGGGAAAATTGCAGCGCAACATTCGTCGTTCGGCCGTCAAAGGGTACACGGTTCGCCGTGGTAAGATTACTCGGATACCTGTGGCGCGAAGAATCCACATGAGGATCGTGCAGAAGCGAGCGAGCCGGAAGCGCAAGGC